GTACATCTCGTCCTTCAGAGCCATGTTTTCCTTGTACTTTTTCATCAGCGTGTTCAGCTGCGTCTCGCCGTACTCCGCGTCGCTGATTTCGTCTGGGTTGGGAGACCACGGGCACCAGCATCCCATCTCGCAGACGTAGACGTTGAAGTTGGGATCCTTGGCCTTGAGATGCTGCGCCCGGCTGCGGGCCTCGGGCAGGGTCTCGTACGCGCCCCGGATCTTAATGCCGTACACGCAGGCCTGGTTGTCCGTCCGTTCGGCGTAGTCGGCGATTATCTGTTCCTCGTAGCTAGTCTTGTAGTTTTCGTACTCGCAAAGAAGATCGTCGTCGTCGAACACGTACGCGTACCTCTCCCGGAGATTCTTGAGTACCTGGCGTTCGGCTTCGTCCGACGCCCGGGCTTCTACGTCTTCGATGACCTGGCGGGCGTCTTTGCAAAAAGCCGACAGGAACTTCGAGACTGTGTAGGCTTCCTTCGACGCGATGGCATCTCCCGGGTTCAGAAAAGACAGGCAGACGTAGTTTTGGCCTCGGATGGCGGCGTCCTGATCCAAAAAGTCCTGCTGCTTGCAAGATACGGGCGGCATTTTGTTTGTTCTCTTGAATGCGCCCGATGTTTTTCCCCGCGGCCGCCCGACGCGCGCGTTCGACGGAGCTGCGGCGCGTCTCTCTCTCTCTCTATCTCTTAAAAAAAAAAACGTGCGGTCTTTTTTTTCTCTTTGTACAGTAATAATAACAACCATGCAGCCAAACTTTGCAGCGGCTCTTGCGCGTCTAGCAAAGTACTTGCTGGAAGGATCCACGGTCGGTTTCGCGGCGTACTTTATTCCTAAAATCAAGCCGAGCTTGGAGGAGGTCCTCCTGATCGCCGTCGTGGCGGCGGCTACATTCTCTATCGTGGACCTCTTCTCCAGCATCAGCGACGCTTACGACCAGGACGGCATGAAGTACGGGGAAGACATGCGTCGCACCCTGCGACAGGGAGCGGGCTTCAGCATCGGATCCCAGCTCACGGGCGGTCTCTCCGGGTTCCCTAGGTGATCGTCTCTGTCTCTCTCTCTCGAACGAACAAAACCTCCGTCTCTCCTTTTTTAGCGATCCTGCAGGAAGGTCGAGCCACCGGCGAGTCCCCAGGCATTTTTTCTAGAACCTAAACGCGGCGGGCGCGGAAACGCGGTGCCGACAAACATATCCTTAACTTCAATGTCGACCGTTGCCACCGCGCCCGTTCGCCGATCCGGGGCAGCTCCCGTCAAGAAAACACTGGATCGAGAACACGCCAGGCTGTCGCCGACATTCGAAAAGTGCGACGACGAACGCAATTACTACGAGAAAACGGCCCACATCCTGTTTCACTACTACGAGTCGATCGACAAAGGCGCCTCCGGATCCTCCCCGGTCGTGACAACCCCTTCGGAGCCGGCTCGCGTTGGCTCTCACAAAGTCACGGTCGGGCTAAAACAGAAATCCGTTCTCGACTTTATCAACCTCAAGGAAGATCCCGCGGCGGCGCTGGCGACGCTAGAGGAGAAAAATGACGGCGAGTTCCCGGGCGAAGAGCGGACTCCCGTAAATGCCGAAAAGTCCGCTTCTAAATACGCCAAGATGAGCCTGGCGGAGCTGCTAGACTCTTTCATGCGCAAGGTAGATTCCGAATACGCCCCGGAGCCAGACAAAGCCGACCCCAGGTACATGCGCAAGAGCATCGCCGAGGTCAGCTGCCCTCACTGCGGCGGGCCGGACCGGGTCCTCGTGCCGAACGACGGGTTCCTGCACTGTCTGGACTGCGACACCATCGAGTACGTGACTCTGGACTCCGAGCGGCCTTCCTACAGGGACCCTCCCAGGGAGCTTAGCTACTTTTGCTACAAGAGATCCAACCACCTGCAGGAGTGGCTCAGCCAGACGCAGGGCCGCGAGTACACAAACATACCGGACTGCGTCTACGACGCCATCACCGTCGAGCTCAAGAAACAAAAGTTTACCAACCTCGCCAAACTCACCCGGAAAAAGCTCCACGAGGTCATGAAAAAGCTAAACCTGAACAAGTGGTACGAGCACGAGAGCCACATACTGAACTCGCTGAGCGGAAAGCCCAGCCTCCGGATCCCCCCGCACATCGAGGCCCAGTTCAAGCGCATGTTCGCCCAGATCCAGGTCCCGTTCATGAAGCACTCTCCCCCCAACCGTAAAAACATGATCAGCTACTCTTTTTGCCTTTCGAGGTTCGCCGACCTCCTGGGGTACGACGAGATCCAGGAGTACCTGCCGAAGCTCAAGAGCAAGACAAAGCGCCAGGAGCAAAACAAGATCTGGGAGTGCATCTGCCAAGACCTCGGGTGGGAGTTTAACCCGATAGAGTAAACAAAAATATACGGGACGTTTTTTTTTTTCCTTTGCTTTAATGTATTACACAATATGCCTTCACACCAAGACTTCTACGGCGGCGGCGAGGATTACATGATGGGCGGAAAGAGGAAGGCAAAGAAAGCCACCAGCAAAGCCCCGCGCAAGCTATCTGCATACAACAAGTTTGTGCGCGAGTGCGCCAAGTCGGCCAGCGGACATACCAGGTCCGGAAAAGATATGATGAAGCACTGCGCCGCGAAGTGGAAAAAGCTTTCCGCGTCAGAGAAGGCCTCTTACAAGTGAGCCAGGGCCAGGGACTTCAGGTGGGCCGCCGAGGCTCGAAGGAGCGCCTTGTTGCACAGGCGCAGAGCGTCGTCGTTCGCCATAGACGGCATCACGGCGGTCACAAAGTCACGTGTTTTGCAGTCCGCCATTACCGCCCGTCGCACTTTTTTAAACACGCCGTAAGACGCGACGTTCGCGGCGAAAGTGTCCGACATGAGCACTTCGGAGTTCCCGGCGCTAAGAGCGTCCGCGATTATCACTATCCCGAGCGAGTGTAATATGTTTGCCGCCATCAACAGGGTCTTTTCCGTGTGAGTTATTCTGTCGATAGTGAAGCGGTACATGCGACCTTTCCTATCGACGTACTGCATCCATCTCGCGACGCCTTTGTGTCTGCAAAGCATGATATTCACGGGAGTCGTGGTCAGAAAATCCTTCTTCCCGGTACGCTTCTGCGCGTACACGAAGTTGCCAACTGAAACAGTCACGTAATTGTACTCCTTGTTTATAAAGTCTGCCGGTAGCTCCGGATCGCTCCAGTACGCATCTCCGGGCCCTGCCATCTTCCCTGGTAGGGATGAGTTTTTCAACAGGTCTTCCGCATTAAGCAGAGTCCCGGCATAATAAACGGACATGCCAGTCACTGACATATTGTAAAACTCGAGACCGCAGCTTGGCACGATGCAGCCAAACGGCGATTCGAAATCCGGGTCCTTTTTTAGAAGTCCGGGATCTGCTACAGACTCCCGAGCCTGCAGGGCCTTCCTGGCGGCGGCGACGTCTTCCGGAGACGCCTTGCCGGAAGCGGCGTGACAGTACACGACGTAGATCGACGCCACCTCTCCGTCTTCGCACGCTGCGTGGTGATACCCCATGCAGGATCGCACCCCCGCCTTGTCCTTCGGCAAGCAGAAGCGGCAGGCATCCGCACCCAGCTTGCCGACAAACTCCTCGCAAAAAGAAATCGAATCGTCCATGATAACGTCCATGGTAGATCGGTGAAAAATGCGACGATGTGAAGCTGCGATGCGATATGAATTGGTTGGATCGGGCTTTTTTGGATTCGAATCTGAACCGCCAGCGAATCGACATAGCGTCAGAGAATATTCTCGGACCGGGCGTTTTCAAATTTTATCTCCCATGTATTTAAATTTGAAAGATGGACAACCACCTCGTGTTTCGCGTGCTGCTGATCGTTGCGGCGGGGATCGCCCTCGTGGGAATCATCATACATTACAACAGCGTCATGGGTAGCACTCCTCCGGACGCATACAGACGGGAGGGGTTTCAGACAGCCAATAATGTTGTAATGAATGCGCCGGATTTTAGCCAGCCAGTGGCCGGGGGGCCTATGGGTGCTGAGGAAGAAATGCTAGAGCTGCCGGCGCCAGTCGAGCAAACTGGGGGCGTCAGACCTGCATCCGGCTCTCTAGCCGACCAGCTAAAGCCCGACGACCTACTCCCGCGCGTCGGAAACAGTCCGGAGGAACAGAAGTTCGCCCAGCTCTACTCCACGGGGCAGGGAGACATGCGGGGGATAAATTTCCTAGACGCCGGTAGCCAGATCGGCGTTTCTACTCGCTACCACCGCAACGGCAACCTACAGCTCCGGTCCGACCCCCCGATCCACAAGCAGCCGCTGCCGTTCATGTACAGCACCATAGAGGCAGACAAGCTCCGCCTGCCCCTGGAGATCGGCAGCCAGGCGTCGGCATTCTCTGCCGGAGGAGCATATTAGATACCGGACACGAATTCTGCGATCTTATCGCACACCGAAGAGGGTGCCTCGGACGCGTCGACGACGATGTGCGGGACGGTCAGGCTGCTGTATTTTTCGTCGTGAAGCTCGTGCAGGCCCCGCACATACTCGACGTCGATCGCCGACTCGGCATCTCGGCTCCTCTGCCTGATCCTTTCCATGCACTTCTCGGGAGACAGTCTCAGGTACACGTTGGCCACGTGCTCTGCCCGCACGAGCCCGCGCATCGACGATACGAGGTCAGAGAAGACCTTGTGATCGAGCGCCGAAAACCGATTCTGCCGAACGTTGTCCTCTACGAACAGCGCCAGGTCGAAGGGATCGCGCTCGACGACCGCCACTTGATCCGGGCCGAGGCTCGCGAACGCGCGTACAAACTTGTTCACGCAGGTGGTCAGCACGTGGAGCTGGAACGACATCGAGTTCCTCGAGGGGTCGTTGTAGTACAGGGAAATCGGGCTCGGGTGCGTCTCTCCCCTGTGGCTAAAATCGGAGCACCACTCGTCCACGGGCTCCGTCACCGCGACGATGCCCCTGGCGCGCAGGCCGCTCAGCGCGGTCGTCTTTCCGGCCCCAATGTTACCGTCGAGCACGACGTACCTAACCATCGTCGTATGTAAGGAGCTTTTTTGGGGGGGCTTTTTCGCAGACAGGTGCAGACAGGCGACAATGTTTTCCGATTTCGCATCAGACTTATACGTACGCGGCGACGGAAAGAACATCCGAGTCCCGGGCCGCCTAGAGTTTACCATCTCGGGGCACGATGTTTCAATGGTTTCTGGCCTACGCAGGAGCATCATGTGCGACGTCCAGACCCTCGCTTTCCGGTTTGACGCGGTCGATCCGTCAAAGCAAGACGTTCGCATCGTATACAACACCGGGAGCCTGCACAACGAGTTCGTCGGCGAGCGCGTGGGGCTCCTGCCGCTTCACCTTTCAAAGTCCGACCTCGTCGCCGCCAAGCCCGAAACCTGGCGATTCGAGCTCGACGAAGAAAACGCCGGATCTGGGCCGAAAGACGTCACCTCGGCCGCCCTGAAGATTCAGCCCGTGGCGGGCTCGCCCGAGGAGGTCCCGAACCCCTCCAACGTCTTCAAGCCAGACCCGCTGACCGGCGACTATCCCCTCATCACCACTCTAATGCCCGGGCAGCGTATCGCGCTGGAGGCGACGGCCTCTTTCGGATCGGGGTCAGAGCACGCGCGCTTTTCTCCGGTCGCGGCCTGCTCGTGCTATCCGCTGACCGACGAGCCGGCTGTCGCCAAAGAGCGCAAAAAGCGGGAAGACAAGCTGGCGTTCGACGCCCTGGACGCCCGCCGCATGATCGACATCGACGAGCGCGGGGCTCCCAAGGCGCACAGGTTTTGCCTGGAGACCCAGTGCGGCATGACGCCTCGAGAGATCGTAGAGTCCGGCTACGAATGCATGGCGTCTAGGCTGCGCAACATAGCGGACGCGACCGACGGCGCGTCGAAAGTCATCGACTCCCCCTCCCAGACCGGATCGCCTCCCGACATCGTTTCGCTAAAGATCGTCGGCGAGGACCACACCTGCGGAGCGCTCGTCCAGAACAAGCTCCTCTTCGAAACGGACTTTGCGGGATTTTACATTCCTCACCAGCTAGAGCGATCTATCGTCGTGCGCATGAGAGTACCGCCGGGAGGAGCGACCGCGCGCGGAATGCTAAAGGCGGCGTGCGAGGCGGCAGCGATGGACTGCGAGGAGGCTCTAGCGGCATGGAAAAAAGTGAAAAAAATCTAGTCAAACGAAAGCGTCGTCTTGCACGCGTCGTCTTGCACTTCTGGCGCACCACGGCCGGTCGGGGAGCCGCCGGCTTCTTGTCGTCGCCCTCCTCTTCGGAAGACTCCACGGTCGGGACCTTCTTGGCAGGCTTGGCGGCCCCGCACTCGATCATCGATCGCTCGACGGCGACCTTGTGCTGTCTGATGTAATCTATGACTCCAGTTTCTATCGCCCACTTGAAAAAGTTTAGCTGCCCGACCGTCGTCTCCAGCGCTTCCGAGTCTCCGTACTTGAACAGGATCCTCTCGTGGCGCCTAAACGGGTCAAACTGCTGCTTGGAAAATGTCTTGAGCGCTCCCCTGTAGCTGTTGTAAATGTTAAGGTGCTCGTCCTCCCGAACCGAAATGGATACGTTTTTCTTGGCATAGTTGGTGATGAACCAGTCGATCATTCTAAGCGAGATGTCGGAGGAACCTTTCACCACCGATACGACCTCTCGCATGTTGTCCTCGTTGCTGTAAAACCGGCTAATTGACACCATCAATACGTCTCTGTTTTGGTGCATGGTTGTCCTCCTCTCTTTCCACGCAGTGGGACGACAGTCTTAAGCACATGCCGCACAAGCGGACCAGGTTCCTGTCAGAACTCTGAGTCCAAAACTTGCTAAACTCCTTCGCCGTCTCGCCGGCCAGGCGAAACCTCCATCCCTTTAGGACATCCTCGTACTTGTTTTTCGCCGAGTTCAAAAACGTCAGCAGTCCTTTCATGCCGCAAAAATTAGTACCCGGCGAAGATGCCACAAACAGGATGGCCACCAGCTGGTCGCTCGTCAGCTTCTTACCCGACAACAGCTTACCAAAGTTCTCATTTTCTTCGACGAGAAAGCGGAATCCGGATCTCATCCTCTGCATGACATCGGGGTCGGGATCCGATTCGCTGTAGCGGTTCACCATTTCGAGCATGATATCGGTGTAATTCTTTTCGTCCATCTCGGACGGAACGTACTCGAATTTCGAGAGGCAAGCAAACAGCCTGACGAGGACCCCGTACTTCTGTCTGGTGGGCGAATCAAACTTGATCTTGCAATCGACGACAACACTGCTCAGTTCCTTTTCCATGCTCTTCAGCTGCCGAGAGGCCCTGTCGTGCAGGTGCACCAGGCACTCGTCTTTGGTCTGCTTCCACATCTTCAGGTTCGTGTAAACCGTGTAGAGGATGCTGAGCTCGCTGCTCCACGAGCTGGGCATCACGGTCACAGAAAGGTGCCTGCCTATAAAGTTGTCTCTGGCGTAGTTTTCCAGCCGTTCGAAGGTCGACGTCTGATGCTCGACCATGTCGAAGGTCTGCTCGTAAAATTTGACCATCGTGCTCGATATCGGACTGTCGTCCAGGTAGTCGGCGACGCCGCCATTCGTCCTCCCCTCGCAAACAGCCCAAAATCCGTGACCCGGCTCGTTCTGATTCTCGAACCAAACATCTTTCTCACCGGCTGCGTCCTTGATCGAAAACGCTCCCATCATAAACAGAAGGAACGCCGTCAGGCGCTGGGCCCCGTCCACGACCTCGAATCTTACAGTAAGGCCTCCGTCTATGCACTGCAGATATATCGGGTTCAGGGGGGCGGCCGAATAGACCATCACCTCGACCAGTTCCTTGGCCCATGCCAGGTCGGAGACGACGCCGCGCTGATAATCCGGGAAAACGTCAAGGCAGTTATCCTTGAAGCTGTTCAGAAACTCCGACATCGACAGCGTTCGGAACACGGGGGGGGACAGCCCGACGTCTCTCAGCCTTCCCATGATCATCTTCGTAAACGCCGCCGAAGAGTCTACATTCCCCCCCGCGTTAATGGTATACCCCCGGTTAACATTCTTATCGATCTTGTTGGGCTTGAGATTCTTGGACATTTTTTTTTCTGCGCAAGGTTGTAATGTTCAGCAGATTGCGATACGACTCGTGCGCTTCCAAGGCGGAAGTCAGAGACAATGTGTCTATATTCTCACACACCGTAGACGTGAACCGTTTTATACACTCGTCGCCGTGCTACCACGAGCGGGGCCTGCTCGCCGGAAACACGACCAGCACCGTGGGGCAGCAGCCCAAGCCGGACAACGTCAGCAACGCTTGGGCCGAAATGGTCGCCGTCGAGAACGATCTACGGGGACAAACCCGGGTAGCTTCGTCGTGCCCCACGTTCAGCTACCTCCCGAAGAAAGGCAAGATTTCCAACAAGACGGAGTTCAAGCCCGCGCAGGCGGACATAGACACATCTAACAAGAGCAACCTCTCGCAGTGCCAGATGGTGGACTACAGAAACCTCGTCGACGCGTATAAAGGATCCGACACGTTACTCTGACCGTACAAACAACGAGATGAGGTTTTGCGAGGTTTGCGACAACCTGTTGTACGTCAAGGTGGCGGCGGGCGCCCTCGTCGACCAGTGCAACTACTGCGGATGCTCCTACTCGGTCGAGTCTTCGACCGCCCCGGTTCTGGAGACCGACTACAGGGACGACAGGGCCAAGTACCACCACCTTCTCACGGAGCTCCTTCACGAAGACCCGACTCTCCCCAGGGTCGATAACGTGCCCTGCCCGAACGAGGCCTGCTCTCGACCCTCCCGGGCCAAAGGAAACGTGCTCTACGTCAAATACGACCCAGTCAACTTGCGCTTCCTGTATTCCTGCTGCTACTGCAAGGCGTTCTGGGGCCCGGAAGAGCTGAAGGTTTATATTCCGGCGAATGCAACTTCAAATATGAAAAAAAATTAAATTGTGCGCTGTAATAAAAAAGCATGTCATACGTCAATCCGAGCGACGTCGCAGGCATACGGTTCGTTCTATCTCTGGTCTACATTTGTCTTTCGGGCATCGTCCTTTACTGGACCCAGGAGCTGAGCAAACAAGCGTGCGCGTGCTCGAAATCCTGGAAGCGCGATTTCCTGACGTGGGGTCACGCGATCTCCATCGCTTTGCGGGTCGCGTTTCTGATATTTAGCGAATGGGAGTTTGACAGGATGGTCATGGTAGGGCTGTCCGTGTTCCACGTCGCGCTGATGGGTATCATGCTCAGCTACGCCACGGACCTGGAACGCATGAAGTGCGAGTGCTCGGAGGGATGGAAGCGACGGGTGGCGTTCTTTTGGCCGGTGGTGTACTTTTCCATGATCGCCCTCGCCTTTTTACTGGCGATTACCATTTACCTGGTGGCGAACAAGGCCAAATCGTGAGCACAAAAAATTGTCACGGGTTGAACAAACATATGTCTGCCGTTGTCGAAGCATCGAAGAAGCCCGAGGAAGTAAATGAGGAAACCAAAAAGCCAAAGGAGGAAGAAGTAAAGTATTGTTTTTTCTTAAAAGACGAGCCGATTTTAACGAATCTCGCTGTTTATAAGGGCCCGATAAACTACACCGGTATCACCGCTCTGTCGAGGCACATGCACGACATCACAGAAACTAAAATTACCGTATTGTTTGACGATCTTGGTTTGCAGCTTTTAAATTCAGATAAAAAATTCTTGTTCAAATCTTTTCATCTGAACGCGACGATGAAGGCCGACTCGGAAAAGAAACCCGAAACTACAGAGCCTAAAACCGACTCGGAAAATAAACCCGAAACTACCGAGCCTAAAACCGACTCGGAAAATAAACCCGAAACTACCGAGCCTACTCCTAAAACCGAGCCTAAAACCGACTCGGAAAATAAACCCGAAACTACCGAGCCTACTCCTAAAACCGAGCCTAAAACCGAGCCTAATGAGCCTAAAAATGAGCCTGCGAATGAGCCTAAAAATTTAGTAGTATTAGAAAAGGTAACATATGATTATTACAAGGGTACCCCGAACGTATTCACCAATTGTGAAGAGTGGGTCGAAGGAAGATCAGAAGTTCCATTTTTTTATATTAATCCGGACGAAATATTATACAATTACAAAGACCTAATTTATTTTCGTAGCATTCATTCCGTTTACGAAAGCATCGCAGAATCGATGAGACCGGAAGACGCCATCACTACAATCGAAGCGGTAAAGAAAAACGAATCAGACATTTTGAAAGACGATTCGAAACGAAAGTCTGAACTGCGGGGGAAAACACACCCGAACTATAATAAAGCGATAATAAACGACTCCGCATATAAAATGAAGCTGGCAGGCTTTAGGAACAAATTTAAAGAATGGAATAGGAGAGAGCTAAAGCGGCTTTACAATAATACAGACCCGATCACGGTTATCGCAACAATGATATTCAGTGCCTATCATGACGTAATCGGCAGCGCGAAACTGAAAATGATGGTACACGGAACGTTACAATACCAACCAGAAAGCCGCAATACCGAAATTGCGGTAGGTGAAGTTCCCGAAGCAACGAGTCTCTCAGTCATGTTTCCGGGTTTCCTAACAAAGTATTACAGTTGGGACAATTTCTTTGACAATTGTGAATACTCTTTTGTAGACGACGGACGAATAACATACACCAGCGGACAGTCGTTCGCGGACGTCTACGTGGACTTCGCAAAAGGAAATATCGCCATAAAATTATGCGTCCCTAATGTTTACCAAGAAAAAGAAACGAATCAATGGGATCTATGGTCTTCTATATTGTTGTACAAACTGTTGTTTTACGGCGAAATCGAAGAAGAATGTACGTATGATATAGTCACGCGCATGGCACGCGACAGGTTATTTTGGATCGGACATATCGATGTATCAATTTATTCTTGTTCAATCAGCCAATGCGTGCAGAAGGCCTGTTTCCTAGAAAAAGAAGACATGAGAAAACTCTGCAGAAACAACGAAGTAATCCCGCTGCTGCGTAAATATGCCGCGTACGTACTTATGCTGAATTATAACATTGAGTTTAACAAGCGCGTCGATTTTTTTAGCACGCCAGGTCAAACCATAGATATAATTAAAAAGACTTACGATAAAAGCGGCGACTCTGTTGTAGATTTCCTGAAAAGTCTAGACGTTCCGGTGGCCTTCGAAATACGCGAAAATGACGATTTCTTTACCGTAGACAATCTAAAATGCATTTATGGTAGCAACCTTAAAATACCCAAAACCTTGCCGGCAATACTGAGCCTGATGAAGCTCTACTGGCTTCACCGAGGGTACGGTATATCGTGCAGAGACGTCGTCGAAGCGATGGAGCCAGAAAGAAACCCACAAGGCGAGCGAAAAAAAACTATAGAAGATATCAAACCTATTCTACTCGCGGTTAGCAGGGAACGTGCAATAGAGAAAATAAATGGAAATACAACGCAGACAACGCCAGAGCAGAACAAACCGATAATACAGGAACAACAAACTACGCCCGAAGAAATGGATAAAATATACAGGGAAATTATAGCATCATTGAATATAAATTTCGATGTTTTGTTCGCATACCCAAAAGAAAAATACGGCACGCATACGCAGATCGTATTGGACGTGTACCGCATATTTAACCTGAAAATAATTGCCGCGGACGTGAATCATTTGTTCAATCACTTGTACGTATCGACTCCGAAAAATAACAATCCGGTCGTAGACGGTATCCGAAATTTCATATTTGATAAAATAAGGTTGAAAACGAACACCACTTTCATGAGCAAGGTTTGTGCCAAAATTTTAGCGGCTAGGAAACTAAAATTGTTAGACAATTTGAGAGGCAACTATCTAATAAATGAAGTCAACGCAAAGGTCGATTTATCCGAAATCAGTATTTATTATTACATTTTTTGGTACGCGTACTGGGATTCGGTTAATATTAAACCGACGACGACAAAAAAGCAATCGAAACCTAACATCGAAACCTGGCCAGAACAGCTCCAGAACGAGTACTTGATATTTAGCGGTAAAACAAAAGAAATAACAATAGCAGTCGATAAAGAAAAAATAAACGTCAACAGCAATTACTTGCAAAAAACTGGAAAAAAAGACGGAGAAAATAAACAAAAAATTTCGGGAGACAAAATAGTTACCATTGATCACTGGGAAACTTCGTACAGTTTTTCACGTCACACTATCGTAACTACGAGCAACGATGACATACGTTTCACGGTTAAATGGAAATACGATCCGCAACAGCCTAAGTATTACCCGATATTCACCGGACCAAATCGAGTATATGCAGAACAGATGGCCATCGATTTCGATATCAAAAATCATCCCGCGAAAGTCGAATTCGTCGACAACGAGCTGCAGCTCACGCTGCTACCGAAAAAAAAGGAGGGCGGCGGGCATCGAGGCGGTATGTCGAACTTCGCGGCGTCGGTCGTGGGAGGCGCGGTGATCGTCCTCTGCGCGCTCCTCCCGAGATGATTATTATTTTTTTTTGTACGGTGACCCCAAAAAAAACACGATGTCGTTGTCGTCAGACGGGCTCGTCGCGGCCGCGGTGGGGGTCGTAATCGCTATCTGGATCGTCGTTACAGTGTTCGCGATATCCTATTCCGAAAGAAAGCGTGATCGGGAGAAGAAGCCTCCGCCTCCCCCCGCGGTCGATCCTGATCCCAGCCTCGCCGATCTGGACCCGCTCGACGCCGCGGGCAAGCTCCCGAACCAGTTCACGGGAAAGAAGAACAGCTGCGACTGGAGGGCTCAGGCGGCGAAGTGGTCCACGCTGCCGGTGTACGCGGACAAGGCGAAGCTGAAGGCCGTGATGGACTCCATCGAGTCGAACAACGTGACGATGATCGTCAGCGGGACGGGGAGCGGCAAGACCGTGATATTGCCAAAGCTTTGTCACCACCTGCTGAAAAAGGTAAGACCGCCGGTATCGATAGCCGATTCGGTTGCGCT